TGCTCACCGTCTGCACCGACAGACACATCAACATCGCAACAGAACGACAGGCTCTCCATCACATCTTTCATACGCTTGAACTGATCGTTGACGATGCCCTCTACAATGCGCTGCGTTTGGCTTGCATACACATCGAACAACTCATCAGCCATGTCTTTCGCTACCAACACACGGTAGTCGTTCATCGGCACATCATTTACAAACAGGTTGATGCCGTACTTCTTCTGCATCTTCTCGCGGGTTGGGTAGTCGTTCCTATTGAACATGTCACCTAGCCCTGCCGCCTTGAACGCCATGTCAGAGATAATGTCCTCGTAGCTATCGTCAAAGGATTTAAACAGCGATGCGAATGCTACTTCGTGCTGTCGGTACTCAGCCATAAACTTCGGTACATCAGGCGTTGGCAAGTAGCGTTGGTCGCCGTTCCAGTCGTATGTCATACGCTTCATCCAATTAGCTACCGTTTGGCGATAGTTCATCAGGTTCTTGTGCTTGGGATTGTTTGCCAATAAGTTTTTGGTGTAACGACCAGCTGCGCTTACTGCGTTCTTTGAGGTAGAAACTTCATCGCTGATGCCTTGGTCTAGCTTGGTTGCTGACCATAGGTTAACTGTTACTGAAACCAACACGCCGCTTGATGCGAGTGAGGTTAGATGCTCAGGTTTTTCTAGATTGATTTGATTCATGGTAAATCTCCGATTTAAAGTCAGGGTTAGGTGACGCGATAATTAAAGAACAAAGAACATCAGGAAAACAACAAATAACCATAGTGCTAGGCAAACGATTGTGTGAATAACTTTCGTGAACATAAGATACTCCTCTCCATAACTTCTATTATACTTTAACTTTACATATAGAGCAAGGGGTTTATGTAAGATAGTTAATTAGATGTGCTGCCACCAGTTACCTCATCATCGTCCTCCTCGTCATCTTCCTCACCTTTAAACTCTTCCCACAACTTGCGGTCTACCTCAAGCAGCACAAGGCTACCGTCAACGTCATGCACTACGCAGTTCTCCAGTATGTCGAACGCCATTTCAATTCTCTCAAAGTCAGTCATTATCGTCACTCCAAAGGAATTTAAATAAAGCATCACGATTCACTTCCTCAACCACGTACCTGTCGTACTCGTATGACATCCATGCCCGACACACCACGCAGTCGTTGCTGTAGTCGGGGCATTTGTCACCGTACTCTCGTCTAAGTAACTTCTTATTCATAGGTATTCTGATCTTCGTCTTCATCTGTGTAACCCTCCCTTGTTGTTGATGCCCTTTAAGTCATTCATATCTGTGAGCATCACATAGTTCGATTTGTGCATCGGCACTATGCAGCGGCGCACCTTGTGGGCAAGCTTGTCCCCGCACACCATGCAGGTACGTAGACCTAGTTTGTACCGCGCTATGTCAAACTCATCGCCGCATTGCAGGCAGATGCCTGTCTGTTGTTCATGTAATTCATCCATGATCTATTCCTTTGATTTAATTGTTAACGAGCCTTTTCCATGTTTTGTGGTTAATTAAAACTCTTTGTGACGGGTGAGCGGCACTTCTGCAATCTCATACTCATGGTCATCTATCCACGCCTTGCCCTTGGCAGCGGCATCCTCATCGCCTTGGATGCAGATGTGCATCTCGTACTCTGCGGTTGACTTGTGAATGTATGCACCGACAGCCTTCTTGTTGCAGTAGAGAATGAATACAGAGTCGGGAATGATTGCAGCGGCGCGAGCCTGAGCAAAGTGATTAGCTGCTATGTCTTGCAATAAATCTTTAGGTGATTGCATGGTGTTCTCCAGTACTACGCTAGTGTTAATAAATAAATTAATTGTTGAAGTGTTTGGCTGCTATCTTCTGCGCTATTTCTAAGTTGGCACAGAACCAAGCATCGAAGTGGTCAGCACCAAGAATGTCACAGATACGTACTGCATCGTTGAGGTGCTTAATATCGCCTATGTTCCACACAGGCTCTTGGTTGTCAGGGTTTAGCAGAACCATCTTCATTACTACGTGGGTTTCGTTTGCTCTACTCATGGTGTATCTCCAGTTTGAAGTCAGGGTTAGGTGACGCATTAATTAAGGTTGATGGGGTGATGCTGCGTATTATTAAGTCTCACTTACCACCAACTTCTATTATACTTTAACTTGACGTATACGTCAAGGGGTTAAGATTAAGTAGTTAAATAGCTTCGATGGGGGTAGAAGTGGGCGTAAGTCGTACCGCTTAGTGGTGAATATATTTATTATGTGAAATTATGTCGGGAGGGGGTAGCGAGTTGTGCTTTCTGAGGTTATCTGCAGAAAAGAGGGGTGAAACTAAAAGAAGTTGAGTTTGTTCCAATGTTCCGTGGTTGTTCCAAGTTGAAACTTTACGTATTGTGCGAAAAAGGGAGGTTTTGGAGAGTTTGAGAGGGAGGGGTAGAGTTGTAAGTACTTGATATATATAAATAAATAAATAATAATAATAATAATAATAATAGAAAATATGCTGTTGTTCCAATGTTCCAAGAAAATAAGGGTATGTGTAGTTACGTGCGGCTTTTTTTGCTGCATCAGTTCTGCTTTTATTATGCGATGGCTGCAGAGTTCACCTAACCTGAAAATAGTTTTAAAACCCGACATACCCTAAAAACTGTGGAACATTGGAACAAATCGTGTAAGTACTTGATTTACATAGCGAAAACCTGTTCCAAGTAAAGTTACGGCGTGGAACAAGATCGGAACATTGGAACAAATTTATAAGGGAAAACACCTAGAAAAAAAGCTTGACAAGTTAAAATAAAAAAGTTATGCTTACATCCAGTAAGCATAAAAAATAAATGATCAATAATTAAACAAATATACTCAATACTTCAAATCCTCTTCCATTAGCTGACGTCAGGGTTAGGTGACGCGCTATTTAGCCTCGCTGCCTCCGCATCGTGTAGACTTTGCATTAGCCACGCACACGCACTTGACACGCGCAGGGACACATAACTGGTCTCAACTTGGTGCGCTGCCTCACATCACGCAGTACATACACAGTACACGCCCACGCCCAAGTAACTGGTTTCGTAGAAACCTCGGGGCGAAAAAAAACCCCGCAGAGCCGAAGCCCTGCGGGGTTAAGTCTTACTTGGTACTAGCAGTCCTGACCTTGATCATACACATTAAGGAATGCTTGCTTTGCTTGCTTGTACCTAGCAAGGTCTGCCGTGGTATCGCTATGCTGCGCTGTAGACACCTTACAGCGTTTTTCTGCCGTGTCAAACCATGCTTTCAGGTATTCCCTGAAATCATCACGCTGTGCCCTAGTGCGTGGCTTACCTTCCGCTTGGATTTTCTTGATCTCTACAATCAAGTCCTTCACTTTGTTGTGGCGATACTTCTTAACACGATCCCGCCACGCCCCGACTACCTGATACAGGCTTGGATCGTAAGTACCTGACTTTGAGTTATTCAAAGCCCCGTACTCTTGACCTGTTAGCAACATACAAGTCACGCCCACCTGACGGGTTTCAAGACTAGATACGTCAGCACCATCTGCAAACGATTCGGCGGGTAACCAATTGCCGTCTAACTTGAAGTACGTTTTGGCTGGGTGCAGATCGTTGTAGCAGAGATCGACACCTGCAAGGTATTGCGTTTTACCATCTTCTGAAAATGTCTCAGGTAATTCAGGCTCACGATTCATCGCTTCAACTGCGATATACCGCATGGTATTGCCTAACTTCGCCTGTTGATAACCCACATCTTGCATGGAGTTAATAACAGGTAGAGCAAACACTACAGGCTTTTTCGCCATGATAACTTCTCCGATAATGCGACTCAGTCAAAGCGACTGTTTATCGCATAGATCATTTATACGCGATGGTATGGGGTAATGTAAAGGGATCAGGGACAGGTGACGCGCTATTTAGTGAAACAGCCCCACAGCCACGCACACGCACTACGCGCACGGCGACACATAACTGGTATCAGACAGAATGTTGAGACCAAAAAAACCTCGCAGAGCCGAAGCCCTGCGAGGTCTAGCCTAGCAGCCGAACTCACCATTCCATAAAGGCCAACCACTTAGGTACTCACTACCCTTTACACCAAAGCGATAACCTACGTGAGCATTAGGTCTATCTGACGTACGATAAAAAATACCTTTTGGATAGTACATACAGAACGCTAAACGCCGCCACAAATTGTCGTTACTCTCCAGAACAAACTTTGGAGTACGTTGGAGTTTATCTGTCCACTCATTCATTTCTTTCAGTGTTACTTCAACTGATTCAGGCCATTCACGCAACTGCACTTCCCACAATTTGGTCTTTGATACCATGACTATCTCCTGTGATGGGCTGCTGTCACCAGCCCGTTTGATTAACAGTACTCAATTGTGTACAAAGTGTTAGTTTGTACTAGTTTGATTATTAAAGCTTTAAACCTTTCGGCATCGTTCTCATCACTTAAGCAAAAGTGCCTAAGTCTTTCATTACCATTTGGTGCAACCCAACGTACTTTTCTTTTAATCATGACTATCTCCTGTGATGGGGCGCTGTCACCGCCCCGTTTGGTTACTTACTGTACAACTCTACCAACACTTGAGCGGGGTAACCTTGAATCCCGATCATCATCAGTGCTACTTCTATCTCACGCTTGGGGCTTGCGCCCCCTGCGTTGTCTCGCTCAAACTCTTTCATCAGGGCGTCGAACCCCTTAGCACCTAACCAATCCTTGCAGTCTTTAATTGCTTTGGCTTGCGACTCTGACACATTTGAAGTGTCGTACTTGATTGTGTATGATGGCATCATCATCTCCGGTTTAGCCATGCACAATTGCTTGGCATAGATCATTTATACGCTATGGTATGGGATAATGTAAAGTTAACTGACGTATATACTCACATAACTTGCACGCGCCCTTCGCACGCGATGACACATAACTGGTATCAATCGCAAATGTTGGGGACAAAAAAAGGGAGAGAGCCAAAGCCCCCTCCCTCACTACTACTTAGCTAGTACTGCTTCTAGCTTCCGTTTCAAAGCTATCTTAGCTTCGTTGAAGTCTTGCTTACTATTTGCTAGTGCCTTCCTAGCATCTTCCAACTCATCCCTACGTTCATTCGCGGAACGTTCTGCTTCTTCGCGTAGGTTCTCTCTATTGAAGTACTCAATGTACGAATCAATATCCCGCTTTAGAACCTCTAAGATACGTGACACAGGTGTACCTTTACTACGTTCTGAATCAATAAACAACTTACGATAGTTCGACAGCATACAAGCCAGTAAGTGATAATCCATGACCTTCTCCTAGAAGTAAGTTAAACAAAACAACACAGCAACAATCAATGCACAACACACAACACCACCTAACATCACATCAAGCAGATCGTCCATGACTATCTCCTTAAAGCAAATTCAAGTACAAGGTAGTTAACAATTGCAAACACAACATACGACAACAGCATTAACAGATCGTCCATGATCTTCTCCTATTAGCCTTGCGTAATTGCTTGGCATAGATCATTTATACATGATGGTCGGGGATAATGTAAAGTTAACTTCGATGTAAACCACAAATTATTTTGCCCAGCCAGCCTATAGCGCACCCCACCCCCCGCTGTGGCAGATGGGACTCCCCCGCACCCCATACCCCATGATATGCACAAATAACTCACAATATTTTCAAAACTATCCCCCACCCCCTAAGCTTTCCTAAGCCACCGTCACAACGCCTTACGACGGAAACACCCCCCGTCAGGAGTCTCTACCTCCTTGCACAAAAACTCACAATACAAAAATGTGCAAATGTGCAACTTAGGGTGGTTAATTAATTTCTTAAGCCACTTCCCCACGCATTTATTATTACTTAGCTCCTTTACATATATTTAAATAAAGCTATACTCACTCAACTGCAACTCAATGAGCAGACATGACTACGTTTATCCCCGAGATTGAAGAGAACATTCCTCTTCCACAGAACGCCGCTGATGCGTTGCCATATCTGTCTCCGGTTGAAGAATTAAATATGCGAGCCAATGTAATTAAGTTCTTATCGGACTTAACAGGCCAATCGCTTACCCCCTCTAGAGACGATGCCGAGCAAGCCGAAGGCTTAGCCCGCGAGATGATTGAGAACCCCCGTCATCGCCCCGAGTTTGCTAAATACCCGAATGAGACGCTTGCCTTTCTTGCAGGAATGGTCTCGCAGATGAATATCTCTGTGGTTGAAGACCTTGCCGACCTCAAAATGTATGTGGTTAACAAGCTGATTGCAGAGGTAGAGAATGCACGAGACCCCAAAACACGAGTTATTGCCCTCTCTAAGTTGGGTGAAGTTGATGGCGTGGATGCGTTTAAGAAACGCACAGAGGTGACTGTTAGGATTCAACCTATTGAAGAGGTAGAGAAAGAATTGCTAGAGACTCTATCTAGTATTGAAACTCAAGTTATTGACGTAGAAGCCCGAGAAGTTGTATTTGGTGCGCGTCAAGAATGAGTTTGTTGAGCAAAATATTGCCAGAAGACCTCATGAAATTGCGGTTGGCTTTGCCAACCATGCCGGATAAACAGAAACGGCGCACTGCTGAACTGTTAAAACAATACCAACAACAACTAACACAAGCTCTAGCTAAAGATTCGTTTTTAGATTTTGTTAAGCATGTCTATCCGGGGTACAAAGTTGGCCCACATCATCTTAAACTTGCTCAAATCTTTGAAGAAATTGCTGCAGGAAAGAAGAAACGAGTTATTGTTAACATTGCTCCCCGTCATGGCAAGTCTGAACTTATCTCATACCTCGCTCCAGCTTGGTTCTTGGGGAAGTACCCTCAGAAGAAGATTATTATGTCTTCACATACGGCTGATCTT